AGGTTTTATATTTTAATTATAAAACTTATATGAATGAGGTATATAAAGTAAAAGAAACAGCAACAGGTGCAGAAAAAATAATATTAAGAGATGATACGTTTGATCCACCTATAAATGAAATGACTGGTAATTTTGGTAAAATATCAAGATCATTAGAGGTTTTATATGAAGGTGTTTTAATATTAGGTACAAACATGTTGTTAAAGTGGGAGCTTGCTAAAAATATGATGAGACCTAAGAGTGACTATAGTAAAGTTAAAATGAACTACGCTATATGTGCTCCAAGAATGTATAGAGGTCGTATTGATTCATTAGTAAAACGTATTACTGGTTTTGCAGATATGATTCAATTAACACATTTAAAACTACAACAAGTTATGTCAAGGATGGTGCCAGATGGTGTTTATCTTGATGCTGATGGCTTGGCTGAGGTTGATTTAGGTAATGGAACTAATTATAATCCACAAGAAGCTTTAAATATGTTCTTTCAGACGGGATCTATTATAGGTAGATCTTTCACTTCTGAAGGTGACATGAATCCAGGTAAAGTACCTATTCAAGAAATAACAAGTGGAGCTGGTGGTGGTAAACTGCAAAGTTTAATAGCTAATTACAATTATTATCTACAAATGATAAGAGATGTAACCGGATTAAATGAAGCTAGAGATGGTAGTACGCCTGATAGTAGAGCTTTAGTTGGTGTTCAAAAATTAGCAGCTGCAAATAGTAATACAGCAACAAGGCATATATTACAATCAGGAGTTACTATAACTCAAGAATTAGCAGAGGGTTTATCATTAAGAATATCTGATATATTAGAGTTCTCACCTACTAAAGAAGCGTTTATACAAAAAATAGGTAATCATAATGTTGGTGTATTAGAAGATATTAAAGATTTATATTTACACGACTTTGGTATATTTATAGAATTAACACCAGATGATGAAGAAAAACAAATGCTTGAAAATAATATACAAGCAGCTGTATCAGGTGGTTTAATAGATTTAGAAGATGCTATTGATCTTAGAGAAATATCAAATATAAAACTTGCAAATCAATTACTTAAATTAAGACGTAAGAAAAAGCAAGAGAAAGATCAGCAAATGCAACAAGAAAATATACAAGCGCAGGCTCAAGCTAACGCTCAAGCTCAACAAGTTGCAGCACAAGCTGAAGTACAAAAATCACAAGCTTTGTTCCAAATACAATCACAAATGGAACAATTAAAAGCTCAATTAAAAAACAACGAACTACAACAAGAAGCTAATTTAAAGAAAGAGCTTATGAGATTGGAGTTTGATTTTAACATGCAATTAAAAAACATGGAAGTTGAAGGAGCTAAAAATAAAGAAGCTTTTAAAGAAGATCGTAAAGACGAAAGAACTAAAATACAAGCAACTCAACAAAGTGAGTTGATTGATCAAAGAAAAAATGACTCTGGCCCTAAAGATTTTGAATCCGCAGGAAACGATATTATGGGTGGAGGATTTGGACTAGGTTCGTTTGAACCAAAATAACTAATTTTATAATATTATATTATGGCTAAAAAAGAAAAAGTAGTCGAAGAAGTAGTAGATAAAGTTGAAGAAACTAAAACTGCTACTGAAGAGACAAAAAAAGGTGAAGATCTAGTACCTGAGGTAACTGTTAGTGAAGATGGTGTTCCTAAAGTAGATTTTACAAATTTAGTACCAAAGCAAGAAAAAAATGCCGATACAAAGCAAGAAACAACAGACGTGGCTGCAGATAAACAAGCCGAGCCTGTACAAGAAGTGGAAAAAGAAATACCACAACAACAAAGCTCCGTTCAAGATGAAGAGTCAGTTGTTCTTGAAGAAATAACGGAAGAAGAGGTACAAGAAAAAGTAGATGATCTAACTGAAGAGGTAGAACAAGCTTTAGATAATGAAGATAAAGGTATTGATTTACCCGAAAACATACAAAAGGTTGTTGATTTTGTTAATGAAACAGGTGGTACTTTAGAAGACTACGTAAGATTAAATCAAGACGTAGATGCTTTAAATGAAGAACAATTACTTGTAGAGTATTATCAAAACACTAAACCACATCTTGATCCTTCTGAAATAAACTTTTTAATTGATGATAAATTTTCAATTAATGAAGATGAAGAAGACGAAAGAGAGATTAAAAGAAAAAAGTTGGCTAGAAAAGAAGAATTAGCAAATGCTAAAAATCATCTAAACAACTTAAAAACAAAATACTATGATGAAATTAAAGCTGGTTCAAGATTAAGTCCTGAACAACAGAAAGCTGTTGATTTTTTCAATAGATATAATAAAGAAAAAGAATCTGTTGATAAACAGGTTCAAACTTTCAACAATAAAACTAACCAGGTTTTCAATGACAACTTCAAAGGTTTTGAATACAAGGTCGGGGACAAAAGGTTTAGGTTTAATGTGAAAAACCCGAATGAGATAAAAGAAAGTCAAAGCAACATTAATAATTTTGTTAAGAAGTTTCTTAATAAGAAAAATGAGATGGAAGACGCTGCTGGCTATCATAAATCTTTATTCACTGCGATGAATCCTGATGCAATCGCTAGCCATTTCTATGAGCAGGGAAAAGCTGATGCTATTAAGCAAAGTGTTGCTAATACAAAAAACATCAGTATGGACCCTCGTAAAACTCAAAGTGCTGAACCTCAACAAGGTACAACATTTAGAGCTGTAAAAGATGATGGTGACACGTTTAAATGGGGATTCAAAAAACGAAAATAAATTTAAACTTTAAAAATTATTAATTATGGCTTTTCCAAATCCGGCTCAAGGTGCTCAATTATTAGATTTAGTGCCAAGGCCAAATAAGCTTGCTTATGACAATAACTATTTGTCAATAGGCGACAATGATTTTAATTTTGCGAAGCAGTTTTTACCAGAAGTTTATGAGAAAGAAGTAGAAAGATACGGTAACCGTACTATCTCTGGTTTCTTAAGAATGGTAGGAGCTGAAATGCCTATGGCTTCTGATGAAGTTGTATGGTCTGAGCAAGGTAGAATCCATGTAGCGTTTAAAGACGCTTTATTAACTCAAGCTGGTGGGCTTGATATTATTACTTTACAAGATGAATCTGCTGCTGTACAAGCTGTTGGTGGACAAACTGCTGCTCAAGCTGTTCAAAACTACTCTGTAGGTGATACATTAGTTGTATCTCAGGGTGTTAAAACTGCTAAGGTTAGAATTTCTGCTATCGTAGGTACTGCATTAACGGTAAGACCTTACGCTGCTGCTTTACTTAGTGACGCTGCTGCTGGTTCTTTTGACGTTGCTGCTCCAGGTAATGAGGTTAGTGGATTTATTTATGGTTCTGAATATGGTAAAGGAACAGACAATAGCGACCAAGTTTCTGTTGACGCTCCTTTCACTAAGTTTACTAACAAGCCACTTATCATGAAAGGTAAGTATTCTATCTCTGGTTCTGACACTGCTCAGATCGGTTGGGTAGAAGTAGCTACTGAAGCTGGTGCGTCTGGTTACTTATGGTATTTAAAATCAGAAAGTGAAACTAGAATTAGATTCGAAGATAAAATTGAAATGGCAATGATTGAAGCTGAAAAAGCTGCTGCTGCTTCTACTATTTCTTTAGTTACAGGTAATGCTGCAACTGGAAATGCTGGAACTCAAACAGCTGCTGTAGGTTCTGAAGGTCTTTTCGCTGCTATCGAAGATAGAGGTTTAGTATATAACGATCAAAACTTTGGCAACGCTACTGGTGATGCTGGGTTAAATGAGTTTGATGACATTTTACAAGAACTTGATAAGCAAGGTGCTATTGAAGAGAACATGATGTTCTTAGATAGATCAACTGCTTTATCAATTGACAAAATGTTAGCTAACCAAAATTCTTATGGAGAAGGTGGTACATCTTATGGTGTATTTGACAACTCTGAAGATATGGCACTTAATCTAGGATTTAGTGGTTTTAGAAGAGGATCATATGACTTTTATAAGTCTGACTGGAAATATCTTAACGACTCTGTAACAAGAGGACTTATCAATGATGTTGAAGGTGTTATGGTTCCTGCTGGAACAAGTACAGTTTACGATCAAAATCTTGGTAGAAATATCTCAAGACCTTTCTTACATGTTCGTTATAGAGCTTCTGAAGCTGATGACAGACGTATGAAGTCTTGGATTACAGGATCTGTTGGTGGTAACTTCACTTCTGACTTAGATAGCATGACTGTAAACTTCTTATCAGAAAGATGTTTATGTGTTCAAGCTGCTAATAACTTTGTACTATTCAAAGACACAACTGCTTAATAGCAATCATTAAAGGTACGGGCGTCAAAAAGCTATGCTCAACGGGCGCCCAGTAACCTTTATTTAAATTATTTAATTATATTATATCATGGAAAAAACAAAAAAACAAAAGTTTCCAGGAGTTCCAGAAGGAATTAAATGGGAAATAAAAGATAGATTATACGAGTTAAAAGGTAGTAAAAGACCTTTAGTATTTTCAATGTTGTCAAAACATAGCGGTAACAGACCATTACTTTGGTTTGATGAAAAGCTTGGTTACAATAGAGAACTAAGATACGCTACAAATATGGCTTCACCATTTAAAGATGAACAAAAAGGTGAAGTTACTTTAGGTAAAATAATATTTAGAGAAGGTAAATTATTTGTTGACAGAAGAGATCAATGTCTTCAAAAACTTTTATCTCTTTATCATCCGTTAAAAGATGTTAAATATACAGAATACAATGCTGTAGAAGATGCTGTAGATGATTTAGCTTACTTAGAATACGAATTACAAGCTTTAAATTTAGCTAAGTCTTTAGATATTGATGACGCTGAAGCTATATTAAGAGCTGAAATTGGTAGTGGAGTAAACAAACTAACAAGTAAAGAAGTTAAGAGAGATGTGTTTTTAATGGCTAGAAAAAATCCTAGTTTATTTTTGCAATTAGCAAATGATGAAAACGTAGAACTTAGAAACTTTGGTGCTAAAGCTGCAGAAGCTGGATTAATCAAGCTGAGTGCAGATCAAAGAATGTTTACTTTCCCAAATGGTAAGAAAATTTGTTCAGTACCTTATGATGAACATCCATATAATGCATTAGCTGCTTA